GTTTCATCCGTGGCACTACACTAGACGATTGTATTCTTATCGTTGATGAAGCACAGAACTTGAATTTTCATGAACTTGATAGTATAATTACAAGAGTTGGTGAAGGATCTAAAATCATGTTCTGTGGTGATGCCACTCAGTCTGATCTCACGAAACAGAATGAGAGGAATGGTATCATGGATTTCATGAAGATTATCAGGGCAATGCCTTCCTTCGATACTATTGAATTTAACGCGGATGACATCTGTCGTTCTGGTCTGGTTAAAGAATATATTATTGCTAAACTTGAAATGGGTATGTAATGTTTAACTATGTTGAAATTGTTTATCCCGAACTTGAAAGACAGACAATTGATGGTGTAAGATACTACGATACTCCTGATGGTAGAAAGTTAGTATCAATCACCTCAGTCATCAGTCACTTCAATAGGGAAAAGTTTCGTAAGTGGAGAGAGAAGGTTGGAAATAAGGAAGCCGACAGAGTAACCAAACGTGCCACAAGTCGTGGTACAGATATGCACACCCTATCGGAGTGTTATCTCAGGAACTTAGAACTCCCTCAAGTTCAACCTCTACCTGAATTTCTATTCAAACAGGCAAAACCTAAGTTGAATCGTATTGATAACATTCACGCTATTGAACAAGGATTGTTTAGTAAACAACTAGGTGTGGCTGGTACTGTTGATTGTATCGCTGAGTATGATGGTGAGTTGGCAGTCATTGATTTTAAGACTAGTAAACAAGCCAAACCTAGAGAGTGGATTGATGATTACTTCGTCCAATGTGCGGCATACGCATGTATGTTGTATGAAATGACTGGTATCAGAGTCAAAAAGTTTGTTATTATTATGTCCTGTGAGGACGGAGATGTCGTTGTTTATGAAGAGTATGAAAAAGGAAAGTATATCAAGTTACTCACCGAGTATATTAGAGAATTTGTTGAATCTAAACTTCAATCCTATGAAAGAAACTAAAGTAGATGATATCAACGATTTAATCGAATCTAAATTCTACTGCTCCAGAAGATTTTCTGAGGAGATTGAAGATATTGTGAAAACAAATAAAGATATGAAGTATATTGATGCTATTGTTTTCTTTTGTGAGGAAAATAATGTTGATGTAGAATCAATTCCAAAGTTGATGTCAAAACCACTCAAGGAAAAACTTAAGTGTGAAGCTATTGATTTGAATTTGTTGAAGAGAACTAGTTATGGAAAACTCCCTGTATGATTCCTAAAGTGACTCCTTTTGATACCTACAAGTCCTATCTTGGACTCAAAAATCACTTTACAAAACCAAAGTATGACTATCATAAGTATTGTGGTAAATCAAAAGCTTCTTTGCAGTCCTTCTATAAAAGAAGAGACCGATTCTTTTTTGAAAAATTGAGTAGACAGAAAAATGATGAAGAAGTAATTGAATTCTTTGTTTCTAATTTTATCTCATGCACTGATCCTAGTTCCCTATGGATCGGAGAGATCATGAATAATGGTGAAAAACATTATTCTGATTGGAAAAGAAGGACTCAATCTCTTACATATATTTTTCAAAACGAATCCGAAAATATCTTTGGTGAACACAAGGTTGATGACATTTTTGATTGTTCCAAAGGTCATCCTATTATTTTGAAAAAGTATTTGAATGGTGAAATTTCTATCGAAGTGATGGTGATTTATGATAGAATATTTTCCTATGTAAAGGATTTTGATAAGAAACTTTTAGATCCTGTTTGGGAATCTGTAAGTTCTAAGATGAAAAAATACTCTTCTTTTTTACGCATAGATATATTTAAGTATAAAAAAATCCTTAAGAAAATAGTGGTTTCGGAGAAACAATGAGCTTTTTTAAATCAGAATTAGTTCAAAACGAAATAGATAAAATTACTGAGTTGCAGGATAAAATCTATTCACACCTTTTTACATTTTCTGAAATGACAAAAGAAGATAAGATTGATCATGTAGAAATGATGGAGGAGTTGTTGAAGAAACAACAAATTCTTTTTGCCAGATTGAGTCTCTCCGATGATCCTGAAGCTAAGGTTATGAAGGAGAACATTATCAATTCTGCAAAAGAGATGGGATTTCATGACAGTGATCTCAATCAAGTCTTCAAGAGTATGGAGGGTGTGATTGATACCATGAAGAAGGTGATCAGAGAGTCTTGACACCACGGTCAATCTGACCTATATTACTGGGGTCCTCAGTTACCCCACCAAAAACTGAGACAAAGGCCAAATACACTTAATACGAGGTATACAAATGGGTTTTTCAGACCTTAAAAAACAATCTTCTCTTGGTTCTCTTACTGCTAAGTTGGTAAAGGAAGTAGAGAAACAAGGTAATAATGGTGGTGGAGGAGCCGATGAACGGCTCTGGAAACCTGAAATGGATAAGAGTGGTAATGGTTATGCCGTTATCCGTTTCCTTCCCGCACCCGATGGAGAAGATCTCCCTTGGGTAAAACTGTTCTCTCACGCTTTCCAAGGTCCTGGTGGATGGTATATCGAGAACTCACTGACTACAAATGGTGGAAAGGATCCCGTCAGTGAACTGAATCGTGAGTTGTGGAACAGTGGTGTTGATTCTGATAAAGACACTGTTCGTAAGCAGAAGCGTAAGCTTTCTTTCTACGCAAACATCTATGTTGTAAAGGATCCTGCTAATCCCCAAAATGAAGGAGGTGTGTTCCTCTACAAGTTTGGTAAAAAGATCTTTGATAAGATCATGGATGCGATGCAACCTGAGTTTGAAGATGAAGAGCCTATCAACCCCTTCGACTTCTGGCAAGGTGCTAACTTTAAGATTAAACTGAAGAAAGTTGCAGGATACTGGAACTATGATTCTTCTGAGTTTGATCGTCCTGGTCCTCTCTTGAATGACGATGATGCTCTTGAAGCTGTTTGGAAAAAGCAGTATTCTCTCACTGAACTCGTAGCATCAGACAAGTTCAAGTCATATGATGACCTGAAAAAGCGTCTTGATTATGTCCTTGGAAATAAGAATGTTCGTTCAACTCCTGTCCAGGAAGAGACCGAATTTGATAACTACCAAGCAGTTGAAGACAAAAAAGTCACTGAAGAACAAGTGATGTCTAAACTTGAAGAGTCTTATCAAGCATCAAAAAATGTAGAACCTAGTAGTTCTTCTTCTGATGATGAAGACGATCCGATGTCATACTTCGCTCGTCTCGCTGACTCCTGAGGGAAATTCGACTTTTAGTTCAAAAAAAGTCGAGAAAAAATCTCCGGCAAAAAATGGGTCCTATTACTTTTTTAGGACCCTTTTTACTGCTAGTAAAGTCTAATATTATCTCCTTTTACCAGTCTATTAGAAACATACTGAGAACTTCCTGATTCGTATTGTAAGAGATTGTCCATATCATCAAGAACAAGACCAATATAATTATCTTTTAGAAGATATATATTTCTCTTTTTATTTTGAAGTCTCTCTTCATAAATGTAGTTTGTAATTTCTACTGAAATTCCAGATACAACTCTTTCTGTATTCAAACCTGGATCGTAAAATGTGATGGAATAATCTTTGGGTATTTCTAAACCTTTAGGTAAAACAATCCTTTTCTGGGAATTTCTTATTTCTTTTGATTCATAATGATGGACCGAGTTGATTCCTTCATCAGTACCATACTTTGAGATAAGGTAGTTATAGAAAGATTGTTGATTCAGATGCCATTCAGTCTCAAAATTGACAATATTATTTGACATCAGGACCAACCAATCAAGATTTGAATCTTTATAAACCTTAAAGGCTATATTATCTGGTCTTTCATCTCCAATAATAGTGTATTTTGTGAAATGTGTGGCATCATTAAAGATGTCTGGTCTAACTTGGACCCTTTTGAATAAATTTTTAACTGTAACATAATCACCAATATGGTTAACGTCTTTAAGACGACTAACGTAATCAAAATCTGGAACGTATCTGAAATAAGGTTTAGCCATTTTTTAAAATCCCATATCGGAAGGACTGTCGTATTCATCCTCATAATTTGGTTCAATTTCACCAAAGGAAAGTGATAGATTATAAGCTGTCATAGAACCATTTTCTCCATAGGTCATATATGAACCATCAGGAGTGTAATCAACACTAAGATTAGTTAGTGCACAAGGTTTAAATTTGTGCATGAATGGATGTTGACCATTTCCTTGATACACATATTCCAATTGGAACACATCAGGAAATTTTAGGAAAAGTCCAGATCCTTCTTTTTTAGGAGCTGAGTGTTTTTTCAACATAAAAATAATTTTTTTAATTACTTCAGCTTCATCTTTTTCTCTTGGTGTGAGTTTAAAATTAAAATTAAATTGTCTTAATCGTGGACCATTGAATAACAATTCCAAGTTTGGATTGACAACAGTTCCAGTCGATCTACCAACAATATTTGATCCAACTAGCTTACCAGCGAAGAAAGATTTTACAAATCCTTCTAATTGATTATCATTTAATATTTTATTAGCATCTACCCCAAGGCCTCTTAGTGTTTCGGCCGATTGTGATATCAACTCTTCAACGTTTTTAAATGTTCCAGCAGCATCCATAAGACCCATAGCTCCTTTAGCCACTATAGCTTGAAAGGCATTTAAACTATCCGCACCCCAGTTAATTGAAGATGTCTCACTCAAAGCTGGTTGCATTGGTAAGTAGATAGTTCCTTTTTTTGTCGGTTTTTGAAATCTTTTTGTTGCACTTTGAGAACCAGATCCTAAAAAACTTCCAACTGATGGAAGGGAACGAACATATCCAATAACATCAATTCTTATATAATCCAATTTAAAGGGATCGTTAAGAGGATACCTGAGTTCTCCAAATGAAGAAGATGGTGAAGAAGATGGGATCGGCCGTTCTCCTGTGACAAATGGAAGTTCACTAGATTCACTAGTTCCACCAGGATTTAAAATAGAGGTATTCAAACCAAGTTCTAATCCACTATCAACAAGAACGGGAAAGTTTTCAGAATCAAAATTAAAATCTGGTAAATTTTGATCAAATGGTATTTCTGTAAGAGATATAGGTTTCGATCCATCCTCATTAACAGTAATCTTAGATTGTGGGTCAACTATTCTTGGTAGAAGGTTAGCGAAGAAAGCTGATTGTCGGGAGGTTGCCTCTTCCGGTGAAGAATAATTAGCTGAATTATTTAAAACTGCTGCCCTATCATTATCAAATATTTTATATCCTTCCATTATAAATGCATTTTCAACTTCTTCTACTGAAGATTGTTTATTGTTTGCACTGTTGAATAAATTTGACAAGTAAACTGGCTCTTTAACTTTCCAATCTCTAGATTTTCCTTCACTGGTAAATAAAAGAGTATCACCTGCCAAACTCGGTGAGTAAACATAGGTTGCACCAGTTTCTGTATTGACATCTACCCTAGTTCTTACACCATTCCATATTCTGGTTTGTTTGATAATGGCCATTA